CTTCAATGTTTATCCGAACTTTATAAAATTTACAATGGAAAAGAACAAGCTGGATAAATTAATTCGGATTATACGAGAGCAGATGGTAACTGGATCAACTGCTAATGCAGCGGGATTTAGTGGCGCTGCAGATCCAAAAGGTCCTACTGCTGGATTTGATCCTGTGATGGGCAAAGTTCAAAAAAGATATATGAAAGGAAAAAGAAAGCCCTGGTTAGATTATCTAAAAAATAAATAAAAGAAGAAGATTCAAAATTAAAAATTGAATTGGGATACTTACAATACCCAAAACAATGGAAGAAGTTAAAGTAGCAATTTTAGAGCAAAAATTAGAGGATTTAAAAGATATCATTGTCAAAATTGATGATGCTATCGAAAAAATGAGTGAGGTAAATAGTAATGTCGGTAAAATGCTTGCCGTTCATGAACAAAGAATTACCAAGCAAGAAGAGATTGACAACCTACTCTTTACTAAAATTGACAAACTCCGTGATAAAGTTGACAGCGATTATAACATCGTTGTCTCAAGAGTACAGGCAATAGAAAAAAGAGTGTGGATGGCAATTGGTGCAATCGCTTGCATTACTTTCATAATGAATAACACTCGTGTCATTGAAATATTGACACCAGAATCTCAAAGTCCTATAATAGAGCAACGCAACTTTAAAGATTAATTATGGATTTTGTTGATGTTAAATACATCAATTTGATTTCTTCTAGATTCCAAAAGTTTAAAAAAGTAAAAAATAATCTTTATAACTTTAGGTGTCCAATTTGTGGAGATTCAAAAAGGAACAAAAATAAAGCAAGGGGATATCTATATCAAGTTAAAAATAATACAAACTTTAAGTGCCATAATTGTGGGATAAATATATCTTTTAACAATTTTCTTAAGCAAATAGATTCAACAATCTATAAACAATATACTTTTGATAAATTCAAGGAAGGACATACTGGCAAAAATTTTACGTCGGAAGAACCAGTGTTTCATTTTGAAGCACCTCAGTTTAAACCAAAGTTGGATTTACCAAAAGCATCAGAAAATCAAAAGGCAAGAGACTACCTAGAAAGTAGAAAACTAAATCCGAATAAATTTTATTACACAGATGCATTTAAATCGTGGACAAATTCTCTAAAAGAAGTCTTCGATGATACTACTAAAGATGAACCTAGGATTATCATTCCTTTGTTCTATCAAAATACTTTAATTGGATTTCAAGGAAGAGCACTTGGTTCAAGTAAGATTAAATACATTACTGTAATGCTTAATGACAATGCACCAAAAATCTATGGACTCGATGAAGTTCAAAAAGATAAACCCATATATGTTACCGAAGGACCATTTGACTCGACATTCATTCCAAATGCGATTGCTATGTGTGGAGCTGACGGTGATGTTGGTAAGTGGGGTATTAATGATCCTGTTTGGATATATGATAACGAACCACGTAATTCAGAAATCCTATCAAGAATTTCCCGTGTTATCGAAATGGGACAAAAAGTTGTCATCTGGCCTTCATCGATAAAGGAAAAAGATATTAATGATATGGTTTTGTCTGGACTCAATGTTCAGAACGTGATAGAATCTAATGTATATTCTGGACTAGAAGCAAAACTTAAATTTACTACCTGGAAAAAAGTATGAGTAACGGCACAAAAGTTGTCAAGAGAAATGGATTAGTTGAATCTCTTGATCTGGATAAAATGCATATCATGGTTGAAGAATCGTGCAAGAATCTTGCAGGTGTTTCTGCAAGTCAAGTCGAGATGAAATCTGGTATTCAATTTTATAATGGAATCAGCACTGCAGAAATTCAAGAGATTTTAATTCGTTCTGCCTCTGATCTAATTGATTTAGATCATCCAAATTATCAATATGTTGCGGCAAGATTACTTCTTTTTTCTGTTCGTAAGCAACTTTATGGAAAAATGATGGAACTGCCCCATCTTGAAGAGCATATTTGCAATTGTGTAAATGCTGAAGTTTATGACTCTGAAATTTTTGTAAAATATTCTAAAGAAGAAATTGATGCAGCAAATTCTTTTATTCGTCATGATCGTGATTACTTGTTCACTTATGCTGGACTCAGACAAGTAGTGGACAAGTATCTTGTACAAGATAGGAGCACTGGTGGAGTGTATGAAACTCCTCAGTTCATGTATATGATGATTGCTTTGACTATCTTTGCAGAGTATCCAAAAGAAACAAGAATGTCATACGTTAAGAGGTACTATGACGCAATCTCAAAACACAAAATCAACATTCCTACACCAATCATGGCAGGTGTTAGAACCCCACTTCGCCAATTTGCAAGTTGCGTTCTTGTTGATGTTGATGACACCCTTGATAGCATCTTCAGCTCTGATATGGCAATTGGTAGGTATGTTTCTCAAAGAGCAGGAATTGGTATCAATGCAGGTAGAATCCGTGGTATCAATAGTAAAATCAGAGGCGGAGAAGTCCAACATACAGGCGTTATCCCATTTCTCAAAAAGTTTGAAGCAACTGTCCGATGCTGCACTCAAAATGGCATCCGAGGTGGATCAGCAACTGTCCACTTTCCAATCTGGCACCAAGAAATAGAAGATATTATTGTTCTTAAAAATAACAAGGGTACGGAAGATAATCGTGTCCGTAAACTTGATTACTCAATCCAAATTAGTAAGTTGTTTTATGAAAGATTTATTCAAGATGGTGAGATCACGCTTTTCTCCCCGCATGATGTACCTGGACTTTATGATTCTTTCGGGACAGACAAGTTTGACGATTTATACGTTCAATATGAAAACGATTCGTCCATTTCGTCGAAAACTATTAAAGCACAGGAACTCATCCTTAACCTTCTTAAAGAAAGAGCTGAGACGGGTCGTATTTACATCATGAACATTGATCACTGCAATTCTCACTCATCTTTTAAGGATAAGGTTGAGATGAGTAATCTCTGCCAAGAAATTACTTTGCCCACTTATCCAATTCAACACATTGATGAAGAGGGTGGTGAAATTGCTCTGTGTATCCTTTCAGCAATTAATGTTGGTAAGGTAAAGTCTGATGAAGAACTTGAGGAGTTGTGTGATCTCTCTGTCCGTGGTTTGGATGAGTTGATCGATTATCAAAAATACCCCGTAGTGGCAGCTGAGATCGCCACCAAGGCACGTCGTTCGCTTGGTGTGGGATTTATTGGGTTAGCGCACTATTTGGCAAAACTTGGGTTCAATTATGACTCTCAGGAAGCATGGGATGCTGTCCATGGACTTGCGGAATCTTTCCAATATTATCTTCTTAAAGCATCGAATCAACTTGCAAAAGAAAAGGGACATTGCGAATACTTTGGACGCACCAAATATGCCGATGGCATTCTTCCCATTGATACATACAAAAGAGATGTAGACGAAATTTCCTCTATCCCCTACCAGCATGATTGGGAAGTACTTAGAGCATCAATCCTGGAACACGGACTTAGGCACTCAACACTGTCCGCACAGATGCCATCGGAGAGCAGTTCCGTTGTGTCAAACGCAACCAATGGAATCGAACCACCTAGAGATTACTTGTCCATTAAAAAATCAAAGAAAGGTCCACTTAAGCAAATTGTTCCCCAATATCATACCCTTAAAAATAACTATACGCTTCTTTGGGATATGCCTAGCAATCGTGGTTATATACACGTTGTTGCTGTTATGCAAAAGTTCTTTGATCAAGCGATTTCTGGAAACTGGTCCTATAATCCAGAAAATTATGACAATAACGAAGTTCCTACTTCAGTGATGGCAAATGACTTTTTGACTACATACAAGTATGGGTGGAAAACTTCTTACTATCAGAATACCTATGATATTAAAACTGATGAAGTGATTGAAGAAAAGAAACCCAATCTTCAAGATTTACTAAGTGAATTAAGTTCAGTAGAGGAGGGAGAGTGTGAATCCTGTGCAGTTTAAGATTTCTTCCACGGAAGAACAACCACAAATTAAAGGAATGACGGTTTTTAATACTGAGCAAGTGAATACAAAAAAACAACCGATGTTTTTTGGAAAACCTTTAGGTATTCAACGTTATGATTCATACAAATATCCGATCTTCGATAAACTGACTACCCAGCAATTAGGATACTTTTGGAGACCCGAAGAGGTGTCTCTTCAAAAGGATCGTGGAGATTATCAAACTTTACGTCCAGAACAGAAACACATTTACACTTCTAATTTGAAGTATCAAATCATGCTTGATTCTGTGCAAGGACGCGGACCTGGAATGGCATTTATTCCATATTGTTCTTTACCAGAGCTTGAAGCTTGTATGGAAGTGTGGGGATTTATGGAGATGATCCATAGTCGCTCATATACCTATATCATTAAAAATGTCTATTCAGATCCTTCTGAAGTATTTGATACGATCATTAATGATGAACGTATTCTGGAACGTGCTAAGAGCGTTACAGAATCATATGATGACTTTATTCAAACCGCACAAGATTATGGTTCATCCAATATTTGGATGCACAATCTTGAGAAAGTCACATACGCACAACAAAGTCTCAATGATGTTAAACGAAAATTATACAGAGCAATCGCAAACGTTAATATTCTTGAAGGTATTCGCTTCTACGTTAGTTTTGCTTGTAGTTTCGCCTTTGGTGAACTTAAGCTTATGGAAGGATCCGCTAAGATCATCTCTCTTATCGCAAGAGACGAAAACCAACACTTAGCACTTACTCAGAACATTCTGAATAAGTGGAGGGAAGGTGACGATCCTGAAATGAAACAGATTGCTAAAGAAGAAGAAGAATGGGTTTATAAAATGTTTGATCGTGCCGTAAACGAAGAAAAGAAGTGGGCAGATTATCTGTTCAAAGATGGAAGCATGATTGGACTGAATGATAAACTTCTTCAGCAATATGTTGAATGGATTGCTAACCGTAGACTGAAAGCAATAGGACTAAAACCACAATATGATATTTCAGCAAACAATAATCCACTTCCTTGGACACAGCACTGGATTTCTTCCAAAGGTCTTCAGGTTGCACCACAGGAAACTGAAGTAGAATCCTATGTAGTTGGAGGCATTAAGCAAGATGTTACCAAAAATACTTTCTCAGGATTCAAATTATGATGAATGGTGTGAACAAGAAATTCTGAATGCTTATAAAGAAGCAGCAGAATGTGATGAGTTTATGTTTGGAGATTATGACTTTTGCAAAGAATGGTTAGGTACAAATAACTAATCTCATATAGATAGAGGAGGTCACACTCCTCTTTTTTAATGTCTAAAAATCAGTTAACTAAAGATGAATTCAAAGTTCGTATCTTAAAGTTAAAGAATAATCTCAATAATGAACATATCAGGCACGATATGGATATGAAAGGGCTCGCCCATAAATATCTGAATGAAGTCCTTGATATTATTGATGAGTATAGATATTGACTACGAAAACCCTTGGATCTATAATGGAAATCCTTTTACGAGTGCTGATATTGGAGACCATTATGGATTTGTTTATTTGATAGAAAATAAACTGAATGGTAGAAAATATATCGGACGAAAATATCTTTGGCAGTTTAGAACTCCCAAAGGTAAAAAAAGAAAGGTAAAATCAGAATCTAATTGGAAGGATTACTATGGGTCTTGTCCGGAACTTAAAGAAGACATTGACAAATTGGGCAGAGAAAATTTTAGTCGAACTATCTTATCATTACATAAAACAAAGGGCAAAACAAACTTTGGAGAGACCAGTCAACTCTTCAAGCACGATGTCCTCACAGAATCCCTTGACAACGGAGAACCAGCATTCTACAATAGCAATATCTTGGGACGGTTCTACCGAAAAGACTACTATGACAGCAACAACTGAAGATAT